GACGCCGAGCTGCGGCAATTGGCGGATGCCCTCGAGGACATGCGCCGGAACCTGGCGGGCGGCTGACGCGCGCCACGCATGAGGGAAACGGACCATGAGCACAGCCGAGACCGGGTCTCGGACCGGGGGTGATGACTCCCCGGTCACCCGAGTGAGTGCCGCGATGGCGGGACTGATCGGGGATTTCAAGGCCTTGCAGGCCGATCTTCACGTGAAGCTTCAAAAACAGGAAGAGCGACTGACCATGCTGGATCACAAATTCGCCCTGACGGGCCGCCCGGCGCTCTCGACCGCCGTGGCGGTCGAGGCCCCCCACAAGAAGGCGCTCGACGCCTATCTGCGCAGCGGCGACGACGACGGGCTGCGCGGGCTGGTTCTGGAAGGCAAGGCGATGAACACGCTGGTCAATTCCGACGGCGGTTATCTTGTCGATCCGCAGACCGCGGAGATGATCAAATCGGTTCTGGCCTCCACCGCCTCGATCCGCGCCATTGCCAGCGTGGTGAATGTCGAGGCCTCCTCCTTCGACGTGCTGGTGGATCAGAACGACACCGGCGCCGGCTGGGCCGACGAGGCCTCGCCCACCGCCGAGAGCGGCACGCCGACGATCGAGCGGATCTCGATCCCGCTGTACGAGCTCAACGCCATGCCGAAGGTCAGCCAGCGGCTGCTGGACGACAGCGCCTTCGACGTGGAGGGCTGGCTGGCCGGGCGCATCGCCGACAAGTTCCTGCGCGCCGAGGCGGCGGCCTTTGTCAGCGGCGACGGTGTCGACAAGCCGCGCGGCTTCCTCGACCATCCGACGGTGGCCAACGCGGTCTGGAGCTGGGGCAATATCGGCACGGTCAATTCGGGCGTCGCGGATGATCTGGGCGATGGCGACGCGCTGATCGACCTCGTCTACGCGCTGGGCGCGCAGTATCGCGCCGGGGCGAGCTTCGTGATGAACTCCAAGACCGCCGGGGCGCTGCGCAAGCTGAAGGATGCGGACGGGCGCCACCTGTGGGCCGATGGTTTCGCCGCCGGAGAGCCGGCGCGTCTGCTGGGCTACCCGGTGCTGATCGCCGAGGACATGCCGGATGTGGGCGCCGGCGCGGTGCCGGTGGCCTTCGGCGATTTCTCTGCCGGCTATACCATCGCCGAGCGCCCGGACCTGCGGGTGCTGCGCGACCCCTTCAGCGCCAAGCCGCATGTGCTGTTCTACGCCACCAAGCGGGTCGGCGGCGATGTCAGCGATTTCGCGGCGATCAAGCTCTTGCGCTGCGCGCTCTGAGCCGGAGCGAGGCGGGGGGCGGGCGCGCCCGCTCCCCGGGCAGGCTGCGCGCGCCCGCCGTGGCGCTGGCCCTTGCGGGGCGCGGCGAAGACCTCTGCGGGCCGCGAGGCGCGGGGCAGGCATTCGGAGATGAGACATGATGTTGGTGGAAGAAACCCCCGTGCCCGACGCGGCGCTGCCGGTGGATGCGCTGAAGGCGCATCTGCGGCTGGGCACGGGTTTTGCGGAGAGTGATCTGCAGGACAGCGTGCTGCTCTCTTTCCTGCGCGCGGCCATGGCCGCCATCGAGGCGCGCACCAGCAAGGCCTTGGTGGCGCGCGGTTTCCTGATGGTGCTCGACGAGTGGCAGAGCCCGGAGGGGCAGCGCTTTCCGATCGCGCCGCTGCGCGCGGTCACCGAGGTGGCGGTGGTCGATGTCTATGGCCAGGCCAGTGTCGTCGATCCCGCCGACTACCGGCTGCGGCCCGACAGTTTCGAGCCGATGCTGCGGCCGCGGCGGTCCTGTCTGCCGCGGGTGCCGGAGGGCGGCTCTGTCGAGCTGCGTTTCGAGGCCGGCTTTGGCGCCGATTTCGCCGCGGTGCCCGATGATCTGAAGCAGGCGGTGATGCTGCTTGCGGCGCATTACTACGAGTATCGCGACGAGACCGGCTTGAGCGAGGGCTGCATGCCCTTCGGCGTGACCTCACTGATTTCGCGCTATCGCCCGGTGCGCATGGGGCTGGGCTGATGGGGGTGGCGTTGAACCGGCGGCTGGAGCTTGAAGCGCCCGTGCCGAGCCCCGATGGCGCCGGCGGGCGGCGCGAGACATGGGTGACGCTCGGCGTGGTCTGGGGCCGGGTGGCGCCGCGCAGCGGGCGCATGGCCGAGGGCGCGGCGGGGGCGGTCTCGCGCCGGCGGTTCCGCATCACCCTGCGCGCCGCCCCGGAGGGCCATGGCGCGCGGCCCCGGCCCGGGCAGCGGCTGCGCATGGGCGCGCGGCTGTTCCGCATCGAGGCGGTGACGGAGCAGGAGCCGGAGGCGCTTTATCTGCTCTGCGACTGCGAGGAGGAGGTGCTGCCATGAGCTATGCGGTTTCCGCGGCGCTGCAGGCGGCGGTCTATGCCGCCCTGCAGGCCGATGCCGCGCTGGCGGGTTTGGTGGGCGGGGCGATCCATGATGCGCCGCCCGCGGGCAGCCTGCCGCCGCTCTACGTCACGCTGGGCCCCGAGCGGGTGACCGGGGCGGGCGACGGTGGCGGCGCCGGGGCGTGGCACGCCTTTACCGTCTCGGTCATCACCGAGGTCGGCGGTTTTCACGACGCCAAGGCGGCGGCGGGCGCGGTGAGCGACGCGTTGCATGGCGCGGCCCTGCCCTTGGCGCGGGGGCGGCTGGTGGGCCTGTGGTTCCACAAGGCGAGGGCGGCGCGGGCGAGCGGCGGGCTGCGGCGCATCGACCTGACCTTCCGCGCCCGGGTCGAGGATGACGCCCCGGCCTGAGGCGGCCTGCGCCCGCGACGCGATGACATGGCGGCCCCTAGGGGCCGTGGCAGCGCCCGCCGTGCGGCGGGCCAACCCCCGAGGAACGGAGTGAGACCATGGGTGCTCAGAACGGCAAGGATCTTTTGGTGAAGGTCGACCTGACCGGCGACGGCATGTTCGAGACGATGGCGGGGCTGCGGGCCACGCGCATCAGCTTCAACGCCGAACAGGTGGATGTCACCACGCTGGAAAGCCAGGGTGGCTGGCGCGAGCTGCTGGCCGGGGCGGGGGTGAAATCCGCCTCGATCAGCGGCTCGGGCGTGTTCCGCGATGCCGGCAGCGATGCGCGGGCGCGGCAGGTCTTCTTCGATGGCGAGACGCCGGAGTTTCAGGTGGTGATCCCGGATTTCGGCACAATCGAGGGGCGCTTTCAGGTGGTCTCGCTGGCCTCGGCGGGGGCCTTGGCCTTCACCGCGGAGCCGGTGGCGTGATGGCCAACCCGTGGCGTGGCGAGGTGGCGCTGATGCTGGATGGCGAGCGCCGGGTGATGCGGCTGACGCTGGGCGCCTTGGCGGAGCTCGAGGCGGTGCTGGAGGATGGATCCCTCGTGGATCTGGTGCAGCGCTTCGAGAGCGGCGGTTTTGCCAGCCGCGACGTGCTGGCGCTGATCGTCGCCGGGCTGCGCGGCGGCGGCTGGCGTGGGCAGGCGGCGGATCTGCTGAGCGCCGAGATCGCCGGCGGCCCGATGGCGGCGGCGCGGGCGGCGGCGGAGCTTCTGGCGCGGGCCTTCATGCTGCCGGAGGAGGCGGCGGGCGCCTCGGCCTCTGTCGCGGCGGGGGGCGCCGCCGCGCGCCCGGGCCGGGGCGCAGCCATGGGGCCGGGGCCCCGGCGCGCGGAAGCCGATGCAGGGGTTTGACTGGCCGGTCTTGATGCGCGCCGGGCTGCGCGGCCTCGGGCTGCGCCCGGCGGAGTTCTGGGATCTCACCCCGGCGGAGCTGCGGCTGATGCTGGGCGAGGAGAGCGGCGCGCGGCCCATGGGCCGGGGGCGTCTGGATGAATTGATGGCGGCCTTTCCCGACCGCCCGGGCACAGGAGCGGACGCATGAGCGAGATCGACAGTCTGGACGATCTGGAGGCGCAGGCCGAGGCGCTGGAGGCCTCGCTGGGCGGGGCGGCGGGCATGGCGGCGCAATTCGACGCCGAGATGCGGCGCATCCACCAGACCTTTTCCGCCACCGGTCAGGGCGCGGCGAAGCTGGAGGCGGTGCTGAGCCGCGGCGTGGCGCGGGCCATCGATGGCGTGGTGCTGGACGGGATGACGCTGTCGGATGCGCTGGGCACGGTGGCGCGCTCCATGGTGGATGCGGCCTGGAAGGCGGCGGTGAAGCCGGTGGCGGGCCATGTCGGGGGGATGCTCTCGCAAGGGGTCAACGCGCTCTTTGGCGCCTTCTCGCCCTTCGCGCAGGGCGGGGCCTTTGCGCAGGGGCGGGTGATGCCCTTTGCCAATGGCGGCGTGGTCAACGGGCCGGTGAGCTTCCCGATGCGCGGCGGCACCGGGCTGATGGGCGAGGCCGGGCCGGAGGCGATCATGCCGCTGAGCCGCGGTGCCGATGGCAAGCTGGGGGTGCGCGCGGCGGGCGGTGGCCAGCCGGTGACGGTGGTGATGAACATCCAGACCCCGGACGCGCGCTCTTTCGAGCGCAGCCAGAGCCAGATCGCCGCCCGCATGAGCCAGGCGCTGGGCCGGGGCGCCCGCAACCGTTGAAAGGAGGCCCGCGATGGCATTCCACGAGGTGAGATTTCCCGCCGACCTGAGCTTTGGCTCGCTCGGCGGGCCGGAGCGGCGCACCGATATCGTGACGCTGACCAGCGGTTTCGAGGAGCGCAACACGCCGTGGCAGCATTCGCGGCGGCGCTACGATGCCGGGCTTGGGCTGCGCTCGCTCGACGATGTGGCGGCGCTGATCGCCTTTTTCGAGGCGCGCGGCGGTCAGCTTTTCGGGTTTCGCTGGAAGGATTGGGCGGATTACAAATCCTGCCGGCCCTCGGGGCAGATCGCCGAGACCGATCAGGAGATCGGCACCGGCGATGGCGCCACCCGGGCCTTTCAGCTCTCGAAGCTCTATCGGTCCGGCGGGGCCGCCTATCGCCGGCCGGTGACCAAGCCGGTTTCGGGCACGGTCACCGCGGCGGTGCAGGGCACGCCGATGCGCGAGGGCGTGCATTTCGAGGTCGATCTGGCCAGCGGGGTGATCACCTTCGCCGATCCGCCGCCCGAGACAGTCTCGGTCACCGCGGGCTTCGAGTTTGACGTGCCGGTGCGCTTCGACACCGATCGCATCGCCGTCTCGGTGGCCAGCTTCCGCGCCGGGCAGGTGCCGGATGTGCCGGTGGTGGAGGTGCGGCTGTGAGCGGCGCGGCGGCGCTGCACGCCCATCTCGCCGGCGGGCTGACCACCGTGGCCCGGGCCTGGGCGCTGCGGCGGCGCGATGGCCTGCGTCTGGGCTTCACCGATCACGACGGCCCGCTGGAATTCGACGGGCTGCTGTTTCGCGCCGAGACCGGGCTCAGCGCCAAGGCCCTGCAGCAGGCCACCGGGCTGGCGGTGGACAACACCGAGGCCATGGGCGCGCTCAGCGATGCGGCGATCCGCGAGGAGGATATCGCGGCGGGGCGCTATGACGGCGCCGAGGTCACGGCCTGGCTGGTGAACTGGGCCGATGTGCGCGCCCGCCGGGTGATGTTCCGCGGCCATATCGGCGAGATCCGCCGCGGTGCCGGGGCCTTCCACGCCGAGTTGCGCGGGCTGACCGAGGCGCTGAACCGGCCCGTGGGGCGGGTCTTTCAACGGCCCTGCACGGCGGTTCTGGGGGATGCGGCCTGCGGCGTCGATCTGGAGGCGCCGGGCTATCGCCACGAGGGGCCGCTTTTGGCGGTTTCGGAAAACCGGGTCTTCGAGGCCGGGCCGCTGGCGGGTTTCGGCGCCGGCTGGTTCCAGCGGGGGCGTCTGGAGGTGCTGGAGGGCGCCGCGGCGGGGTTGGTGGCGGCGATCAAGCGCGACCGTCTGGATGCGGCGGGGCGCCGGGTGATCGAGGTCTGGGAGCCGCTGCGCGCCACGCCCGCGCCCGGGGATCGGCTGCGGCTGGTGGCGGGCTGCGACAAACGCTTTGCCACCTGCCGCTACAAGTTCGGCAACCTGCTGAATTTTCAAGGCTTCCCGGATGTGCCCGAAGAAGACTGGATCGCCGTGCACCCGGCGCAGGCCAAGGCCCAGAGCGGCGGGAGCCGGCGATGAGCCGGGTGGTCTCCGCGGCGCGCGGCTGGATCGGCACGCCCTATGTGCATCAGGCCAGCCGGCGCGGGGCGGGCTGCGATTGTCTGGGGCTCCTGCGCGGGGTCTGGCGCGAGCTTCTGGGCCCGGAGCCGGTGCCGGTGCCCGCCTATAGCCGCGACTGGTCCGAGCCGCAGGGCGAGGAGCGGCTCTGGCACGCGGCGCTGACGCATCTGCGGGCCAAGCCTCTGGGCGCGCCGGCGCCCGGCGACGTGCTGCTGTTTCGCATGCGCGAGGGCGCGGTGGCGAAGCATCTGGGCCTGCAGGCTCGCTGCGGGGGTGAGGCCTCCTTTATCCATGCCTATAGCGGGCATGGGGTGATCGAAAGCGCGCTGAGCGCGCCATGGGCGCGGCGGGTGGTGGCCCGTTTCGCCTTTCCAAGCGGAGACTGACGATGGCCACGATCCTTCTTTCCGCCGCGGGTGCGGCGCTTGGCAGTTCCATCGGCGGCTCTGTTCTGGGTCTGTCGATGACCGCGGTGGGGCGCTTCATCGGCGCCAGCATCGGGCGCAGCCTCGACCAGCGGCTGATGGGGCAGGGCTCCGAGGCGGTGGAGACCGGGCGCATCGAGCGCTTCCGCCTGTCCGGGGCGGGCGAGGGCGCGGCGGTGCCGCAGGTCTACGGGCGGATGCGCGTGGGCGGCCATGTGATCTGGGCCAGCGAGTTCACCGAACATGTCGAGAAAAGCGGCGGCGGCGGCGGCAAGGGCGCGCCGCGCCAGCCTGAGGTGCGCGAGTACAGCTATACGGTGAGCCTTGCCATCGCGCTGTGCGAGGGCGAGATTTCCGGCGTGCTGCGGGTCTGGGCCGATGGCGCCGAGGTGGCGCTGCGCGATCTCAACATGCGGGTCTACAAGGGCACGCGCGACCAGCTGCCCGACCCGGCGATCGAGGCGGTGGAGGGCATGGGCGCGGTGCCGGCCTATCGCGGCACCGCCTATGTGGTGCTGGAGGATCTGGCGCTGGCGCGCTTCGGCAACCGCGTGCCGCAGTTCAGCTTCGAGGTGACGCGGCCGGATTTCGCCGCCGATGACCTGCCGGCGCTGCTGCAGGGGGTGGCGATGATCCCCGGCACCGGGGAATATGCGCTGGCCACCGAGCCGGTGCATATGTCCTATACCGGCAGCGGCGATGGCGCGGCGCTGACCGGCGGGCTCGACACCTCCGCCGCCGAGGTGCGCGCGGTGGCGCCCGCGGGCGGGGCGGCACTGGCCAATGTGCACACGCCCTCGGAAGAGCCGGATTTCAACACCTCGCTGCGGCAGTTGACCGAAGAGGCGCCGGGCTGCCGGGCCGCCTCGCTGATCGTGAGCTGGTTCGGCACCGACCTGCGCTGCGGCGAGTGCGAGATCCAGCCCAAGGTGGAGCAGGCCGAGCACGACGGGCGCGACATGCCGTGGCGGGTCAGCGGGCTGGGCCGCGCCAATGCCGGGCTGGTGCCGCGTGACGGCGGGCGCCCGGTCTATGGCGGCACGCCCTGCGATGCCTCTGTGGTGCAGGCGATCCGGCGCATGGGCGCCGAGGGGCTCGCGGTGCTGTATTACCCCTTCATCCTGATGGAGCAGATGGCGGGCAACGGGTTGCCCGACCCCTGGACCGGGGCGCCGGACCAGCCGGTGCTGCCGTGGCGCGGGCGCATCACGCTCAGCACCGCGCCGGGGCAGGCGGGCTCTCCGGACCAGAGCGCGCAGGCGGAGGCGGAGGTGGCGGCCTTCTTCGGCACCGCCTCGGCCAGCGATTTCACGGTGGGCGACGGCAGCGTGAGCTACAGCGGTCCGGCGGAGTGGCGCTATCGCCGCTTCATCCTGCATCAGGCGGCGCTCTGTGCCGCGGCGGGAGGGGTGGAGGCCTTCTGCATCGGCTCCGAGATGCGCGGGCTGACGCAGATCCGTGGCGCGTCGGGTTTTGCCGCGGTGGCGGCGCTGCGTGCCCTCGCCGCCGAGTGCCGGGCGCTCCTCGGGCCGGCGGTGAAGATCGGCTATGCGGCGGATTGGACGGAGTATTTCGGCTATCACCCGCAGGACGGCTCGGGCGATCTGTATTTCCACCTCGATCCGCTCTGGTCCGATCCGGAGATCGATTTTATCGGCATCGACAATTACATGCCGCTCTCGGATTGGCGCGACGGCGAGGATCATGCCGATGCCGATTGGGGCGCGGTGCATGATCTGGACTACCTGCGCGCCAATATCGAGGGCGGCGAGGGCTATGACTGGTACTACCCCTCGCCGGAGGCGCGCGCCGCGCAGCGTCGGGTGCCGATCACCGATGGCGCCCATGGCGAGCCTTGGGTCTGGCGCTACAAGGACATCCGCAGCTGGTGGGCCAACCGCCACCACGAGCGCATCGGCGGCGTGCGGCAGGAGACCGCCACCGCATGGCAGCCCGAGGGCAAGCCGATCTGGTTCACCGAACTGGGCTGCGCGGCCATCGACAAGGGCACCAACCAGCCCAATAAATTCCTCGACCCGAAAAGCTCTGAGTCGCAATTGCCCCATTACTCCAACGGCTTGCGGGATGAGGCCTTGCAGCGGCAATATCTGCGCGCGATGCTGGGCTACTGGCAGGAGGCGGCGCATAACCCGGTCTCGGAGGTCTATGGCGGGCCGATGCTGGACATGGCCCGCGCCTTCGTCTGGGCTTGGGACGCGCGGCCCTACCCGTGGTTCCCCGGGCTCGAAGGGCTTTGGACGGATGGCGGCAACTACCGGCGTGGGCATTGGCTGAACGGGCGGCTCTCGGCGCGGCGGCTGGCCTCTGTGGTGGCGGAGGTCTGTGCGCGCACCGGGCTCACCGAGATCGACACCGGCGGGCTGCAGGCCATGGTGCGCGGCTATGCGGTGACCCATGTGCAGGACGCGCGGCGGAGCCTGCAGCCGCTGATGCTGGCGCATGGGTTCGATGCGATCGAGCGCGACGGGGCGCTGGTCTTCCAGATGCGCGGCCGCGTGGCGCCGGTGGATCTGGCGCCGGAGGATCTGGCGGTCAGCGAGGAGCTGGAGGGCGATCTGGTGGAGACCCGCGCCGGCGAGGCCGAGATGGCGGGCCGGGTGCGGCTGGGCTTCGTGCTGGCGGATGCCGATCATCAGGTGGTCAGCGAGGAGACGGTGCTGCCCGACGAGCGCACCCATGCGGTTTCCGAGACCGAGATGGCCATGGCGCTGACCCGGGCGGAGGGGCGGCAGGTCACCGAGCGCTGGCTGGCCGAGGCGCGGGTGGCGCGCGACACGCTGCGCTTTGCCCTGCCGCCCTCGCGGCTGGCGCTGGGCGCCGGCGATGTGCTGCGGCTGCCCTCGGCGAGCGGGCCGCTCCTGGCGCGGGTCGACCGGGTGGAGGTCATGGAGCAGCAGATGGTGGAGGCGGTGCGCATCGAGCCGGATGTCTTCCTGCCGGCGGAGTTCGACGAGGCCGGCGCGCCGCTGCGGCCCTTCGTGCCGGCGGTGCCGGTGGCGCCGGTCTTCCTCGACCTGCCGCTGATGAGCGGCGAGGAGCGGCCCCATGCGCCGCATCTGGCGGTCACCGCGGAGCCGTGGCCCGGATCGGTGGCGGTCTATGCCTCGGCGGAGGATGCCGATTACCGGCTCAACAGCGTGATCCCCGGCCCCGCGGTGGTGGGGGTGACGGAAACCGCGCTGGCGGCGGCGCCGCCGGGGCTGATCGACCGCGGGCCGGGGCTGGAGGTGACGCTGGGCCGTGGC